GGGTGGGACCCGCCCACATGCTCTTATCTAGGTGCGACATAGTGTCGCACCTATCATTATTTAGTTGACAACTAATACATACTAGGAATGGTTGGCATCTCCTTGATGTTAGTTTCTATAGACCCTCCATCATTGCCTTCATCATCCATTGAAGGAGTGAGCCAAGTTCCATTGTCCAATCTTATTTGAATAGGTTGTCTGTACCAACCTTGATGTTCTGCATCCTCTACACTCATATACTGAACATCAACAATCTTACGACCTAACAAATGTTTTTTAATTAAAGTAGTCCAAGTGTTGTTGTTCACTTCCATTGTTTTCCTTCTTAACTCTTTTGCTTTTTCTGTTAGTTTAACTGTCATTGTTTTCCCTCCAATGATATTTTCATTACTGATGTTTTGTCTGATGCAAAGTTCCAATAGTTTTCGTCGTGTTCTGAAACCATTTCAACATCAAAATGTTTTTCTAATGCATCTAAAATAGTATAGGGGTCATTGCCTCCATATCTAAATACATCAATAACATTATCATTGTCGTCTGTTGCAAAGTGTAAATAATTTTTGCCATCAAAGAAAAGTTCTCCTTTGAACATTTTGTCATTTACTTTCTTTACTTCAAACTCCTTTAGCTTTCTTACTTTGCTTAAAGGTATTGGTTCTGTTGGTCGATAGTATGTACTCATTTTTTCCTCCATTGTTGTTAATGACTCATCTTATTAAAATCACACAAAAATGGTATTGGACAGATTGTCGCAGTTTTATTTTTTTCTATGGGTGGGACCCGCCCACATGCTCTTATCTCCTTGGTGCGACATTTTGTCGCACCAAGAACCGAGGAACTTAATCGACTAAAACCATATAAGCTTTTGGATTCATTTTACTGAACTTGCTTATTGCTTTTTGCATTGGCTCATATAATTCATCAGCCTCTAACATTTTAATTGCATTATACAAAGTATATTCCTCTTGAGTGAGGTCGATACTTTCCCCACTAAAAGGATTTGTCGTTGTATATAAAGTTTCGTTTTTTATCATTTACCTTGCCTCTGTAAATGGAAACTTTAATTGTTTGATATTGTCTACGAATGTTTGCTTTTTTTCTTCAGCAAATTGAATAATCGTAAACGACTCATTTTCTTTTGCTAAAATATTTAGAGCATTTTTTTTCATCCTCGCTGACTCTAATGTTTTAGCAGTTTCAACTACATCGTACCTATCATCGAATGTATTGAACTTCGTTCTTTTTATTAGTATGAACATTTTTCCTCCATTTGTTATTAATGATTAAACTTAAACCAACAAAGCTCTAAATAGAAGTTGCCAAATTGTCGCACCTTTTTATTTTTTCCTGGGTGGGACCCGCCCACATGCTCTTCCCTAGTTTTGGCGCAGCTGTTAAGCTGCGCCGTGTTTCTTTAATGTAGATCCGGCAACGCTTTAACTTGAGTATTCCAAGTTATGCCTATTACATTCATAGTTTTATCTAGTCTATTTATTAGCTGCTCAGGAATCCCGGCTTCCATTACACTATCCAAAGAGGCCTTTTTGATATTCTCTAAGGCCACTCTTTTTTTACCAACTGGGGTTTTATATGCTTCTTTTCTGGCAAGTGAAGCAGCCCAGTCCCTGATTTGTTCACGACAATATTCAGGTGTTATATCATTCAAATATCTGTCGTGGTCATAAGTGAAGTCATATTTTAACTTCTCTTTTTTTTCTTTGCCCGTGGCTGCTCTTTTAAAAAAAGTTTTAGCTTTTCTTTGAGCGGCTTCCAATGTTTCCTTAGCTGCTTCAAGCTGCTTTATAACCTTATCCGCTCCAATTTTTTTGGATAAGTTTTTTTCAGCTTTTTCAGTAGCGTCGGATATAATTGATTTCAGAGCTAGTTCAGCTTCCTCGATCATTGGCTGCATTTTCTCTTCAACTTTTCTTTTAAAGTGGTCACGCTGCCATTTTTGCATTGCTTTTTGTGTCATTGCTTTTCCTCCATTTGTTATTAATGATTAAATTTAAACCAACAAAGTTCTAAATAGAAGCTGACAAATTGTCGCAGTTATTTTTTTTATTCCCGGGTGGGACCCGCCCACATGCTCTACTCTAGCCTGCGACAATATGGACTATGGTCAAAGGACCTCGAACCACTTATATTGAAAGAGTACAAGCCGAGCTAGTGTAAGCCGTGTTATAGCGTGTGCTGCCTAGCCTGGCCGTATTTTTTAGCCTACGTTGTTGTTGGAGGCGCAGCCTACAAGCTGCGCCTTTTTTATTATTGAAAAAAAAAAAATGGGGGGGACCTGCCCACAAGCGCTCCCCGGTCCTGCGACAATTTGGCAGATGTTCAAGCCATTATTAATCAAGTATCAAGGACCTATGAAAATAAAAGAAGCTAAAGTAATAACTCATAGTTTATCGAAGCCCAATAAAATGCCGGGTTTTAGTTATGGCTTGCCAGCGTGGGAATGTAAAACAGGCAGCAAGCTCGCAAAAATTCCAGGCACAGTTTGTTCAAGTTGTTATGCCATGAAGGGTTCATATACTATGTATAAAGGCGTGAAGCCTGCACAATATAAAAGATTAGATGCTATTAAACATCCATTATGGGTCAAAGCAATGGCCACGCAAATCAATTCTAAAAAAGTTAAATATTTTAGATGGCACGACGCCGGGGACATTCAAAGCGTTAAGCACTTATTAAAAATTTTTAAAGTGTGTAAATTGTCGCCGGATGTTAAACACTGGATACCCACAAAAGAATCACAATTTTTAAAACACATACCCGTGGACCGTGTACCCAAAAATTTAATTATTAGAATATCAGGAACTAAAATTGATGGACCTGCGCCAAAGTTTTGGCCGTGGTCAAGTACTGTAGTAACCAAAAGCGCAAGCTGCCCAGCTCCAAAGCAATCAGGCAAATGCTTAGATTGTCGAGCTTGTTGGGATCATAAAGTTAAGAACGTATCATATGGAAAACACTAAAAAAAAGAATCGTGGTCCAGGGGTAAGTCCCAAGCGACAAGCGATTCATGAACAATGGCTCAAGGCACAAACCACAGGCGACAAGCTACACGCAGAGAACTCTGAGATGTTTGTTAAAAATGCCAAGCCACAGGCAACAAGCGACAAGCACTAAGGCACAAGCTCTAAAAAAAAAGGGTGGGTCCCGCCCACATGCTCTACTCTACGTTTTCAAGCCACAAGCCGCACGCATCCAGGCCCAGGGCACAAGGCTCGGGGTCCTTGTTCCGGTCCACAAGCTCTAGAATATCTTTTCCTTCATAAAGTTTAATGGCTAAAGGATCGAGGACCTTTTGCAGGATGAAAGTATTGTTAGGATGTTTCATATGAAACGCAATTTGATGAGGTGAGAAGGTTGGTTTTTTACCTTTAGATACTTTGAGCTCGACTGTAAAAAAAGAACCTTTTTTATTGTAACACAATAGATCTGGAACGCCAGCAGATGCCCAAGATTCAAGTCTAGTAAAGGAAATATTCTTAATGTTTCGCTTAACTTCTTGCCAAAATTTTGACTCTGGTTTCAAATAAAATTTAAAGTAACTACAGCTTCTTAATTACCTTACCCATTTGCCATTTTTCAGGCTCTACTGTGATAACAAGTCTATGAGTTTCTCTTACACCCAACAACTTATTTTCCAAAAGTTTTACACCTTCGATGTCATAGAACTCGCCGTTTGGAAGAACAACTTGCACTCTTGCTTCTTGTGCAACAGGTGCTTTCAAAAACTTATCTAATGTCTGTCTTAATAACTTTCCTTGCATAATTTAAAAGTGGGGCTCAGTATCCGATCAAGTCTCCCGTCACTTCGTAAGCCAACCCCACTAAACATTAATAACTATAAGGACGATGAATGAAAAACAACGTAACTTATGTTGACTTTTTATCAAACTTACCCTATTTGTCAAGACATGGGTTTACCTAAAAAACTAACAGAAATGCAAATTAAATTTGCTCAAGAACTTGTTACCAATGAAGGCAGAAAAACGGCAACAGAATGTGCAGTTGATGCAGGATATGCAGAAGATAGAGCTTCCATTACTGCTTCTGAACTACAGAACCCAAAATTATTTCCATTGGTAGTCCAATACCTTGGACAATTAAGATCAGAAAATCAAAAGAAATATGACATTACATTTGAAAGCCATATCTCAGAACTAGGTAAGATTAGAAACCAATCGATAGAAAGTAAAGC